TATCCATCACGTGCCAGGATTCTTTCGCGTATACGTCGCCATCCCTTACGGTCTGATGATCTCCATGCCTTAGACATTAGAACCAATTCCTATCCTGATGATGAGCCCATGCGCTACACATTGAACCATAACGATGGCGTATGTACCGAATGGTTTCATCGATCTGCCGGAATGGGTCAAGGTGTCGATACCATTGTGATTTCATTTGGCCCAACCCGTAATGACTTCCATTGACCGCCTTTGGGTTCCACCTTGATTCCTTAGTAATGATCTTTACAAGGCATTGATATTGCTTGAAATCAACGATCCTTGAATGTGCATATAGTTTGAGATAGTCGGTCTGTGTAGCTGCGTGAACCGGTTGCACGTTTGTTGAAATCAAGCCTATAAGTAGGCACAACTGTGGCAATAGCAGAATACGCCTAAGCGAGCAATCCGCCTCAGCGGCTCGCTTTAAGCGAATCCAGCGTACCGAACGAGTCAAATACATTGCAAGAATGTGGATAACTTGAACGGGGCCTCGGCGTGTTGTCCACAGGTTATCCACAGGCTTCATCATCGTACCTTGCCCAATCCGCTATTGATTAGCACCTGGCGATTGGCCTCACCGAATGCGAATAACATGACCGGCAACATGATCGACCCCGATGTTTGGTCCGATCTAACAAATTTAAGGTTCGCTGGCAATGGCAATGCCCCTGATGCGTGATCCCAAATTAGATTAAACCAGCCCGATTTGGCCATGGGTACCAACGCAATTCCATCGTCATGTTTGATTAGTTTTTTGGCCCATGGCGTCACATTTGAATAAGGTGGATTGCACCACACGCGTCCCACCCATTCTGAGGCCAATCCATCATCAATGATCGTCAATGAACGTTTTGCCGGTATCCATGGGACGCCACCTGGCGGTGCTGAAACATCCATGTCGAATTCGACGTTTAAGGCATCGAATATGAATGGCGGCGTGTAATAATCATCGGATGTCCCATGATCTATCAGCTCATGACCGAAATCCATGTCCAGGTGATTGGTCACTTGTCCCCACCCCAGCCCGTACCCTTGAAATGAATTGGCGTTGATGTCCAAATCCGTTCCATCGCAATCATGCAATACGGGCAACCTGGTGGCGTGAAATCCTCATCGAATCCGGCCTTGATCGGCTTTACCGTCGAGCAGACCGGGCATTTAAATTCATAGGTCGGCATCATCAACCTGGAAACTGGCAATGCCCAATGTGCCGCACGATAGGCATTCCACGCAATGAACGAACGGTGGCAAATTGTCCGTCACCTTTACAATTTGATGATCGGTTGATTTTTTTTCAACGCGGCAATCAAGCCTGATAGTTTCTCGCATAAATACTCCTGTTCAAATTCTCGATGGGATTTAAATCTGATGGATTGATCCAATATGACCCATCACTGCGTTGCCTGGATGGTCTGCGTGCCATGCCAATGGGAATCCATCCAACTATGTAGTAATTCGGCGAATTGCCAGTGACCAAAACGGCCACGTCATCAGCTCGATCACGGTCGCGTAAAATCAGGCAACCTTCCTTCCATGGAGTGTGTTTGACTTCCAAATTCCACCCCACATCAGCCTGATTTTTGAATGTGTTTACGGTGGCCTTCCATTCGTCAATTCCAAAATACTTCGCAACGGCGTTTTCGGCTCCGATGGCCTCGCTACTCCGGGCAATGTCCTGAAAGAGGTTCAGTTTTTGCACGGCGTAATCTTTTAACCCTTCGGAACCAACTGCCCGGTCCAGCGCAGCTTTAGCGCATGCCATTTCCTGATCATGAGTCAATTTCACCAGGATCATTTGCAGTCCATGCATTCCCATATCAGGTGCAAGCCGTCAACTGTGACGTATCGACCAAATTCCAACGGTTTCCATTTTTCACATCGATCACACCAATCGATCGAAATTGGATTCAGCTCACGAATGACGGTTCCATCAGCTTTAAATACGGTTTTTTCACCGGTTGCAATCTTGATCATTTCCATGTCTCCCATGATTACACCTGTGGTTTCCACTGGCCGTCGCTGGCTAGTACGTACCAAATCGGACCGCATTGGGTTGCTTTGCTTTTCTCGGTGCATGAGTAATTGGCCCAGGCTTTACCCGTTTTCGCAGATATGCCTTCTCGCCAAATACGGTGTCCATGGACGCAGGTTGGGGCTTCTCCGACCAATTCCCCACCAAGCTGGGTTTTGATCTCCTGGATGGCCGTTGAGGCCGTTGTAAACCCATCCTCACCGAATGGCCTTGACCACGGATCATCATCGATGAACGCCTTCGGCAAATTCTCGACCTGAATCATCGATTCTTTTGATGCCTTTTCCTCGGTTCCCAAAACCACCGATGCAGCTCTGCCGATTGCGCTGCTCACCGTATCCTCGACGTACCAGCGTTTCATTTGTACGTTGTACGCGGTAACCATGCCATGTGCATAATCAATGGCGGCTGGCTTCTCATCCTCATAGTGACGAAAGATTCGACATTCAATCAGGATGTAACCCTTTTCCGGATTCCAATCGATGATGGATGTTTCAATGCGGTTGGTCGGATATGTGGCGTGCAGTCTGATGACTTTTTGATTTACCGTTTCGTAATGGTCCAGGAATGACATTATTTTGCCACCTTAGATTTGCCCATTGCCATGCCGATTGACCGGCCATGATGGTAACCCACGGATTTGCCGTCCCGGTAGCCCATCGAATACAAAATGGTTCCGATTGATAGCTGGGCCAATACTGCAAACCCAATGATTTGTTCCATGCTCATTTTTTCTCCCGATGGCAGTTGGTTGGTCTGCCTGGAGATAATGTGACGCATTGGACCGACATTTGCAAGATTCACGCCTGATTTTCGGCGTGTCTAACCCTTCGGATGATCCTTCAAATGCTCGATAAGCAATGAACGAATTTCCCGTACATCTCCCCGGATGCCTTCGGCGAATCCATTTGATACGGGTCGGGAATTCTTTTCAGCCTTAGCTGCGAAAATGGCCGCAATCGATGAAATCGTTGCAGCGGCGATCAGTCCAATCGCGGCGATTGCTTCGGTCATTTGTCATTGTTGCCGAATGCAGCGTCATTAGGGTTTAGGTACCGGAGGATTACGGGTGCCACGGCGGCGATGCCTGCCATTGCGATGGCCTTTGGATCGGTCACTCCGGCCATGTAAACGGCCAGCCCTGCAGCTAGGAATGAACGCAACCATGATGCCGCCATTGCTTTAAATTGATTCACTTTGATTTCCCCAGCTTCTCGATTAGCGCAGCGGCCTTCGCTGGCGTCAACCCGATTTCGAAATGCATTTCATCCTTGCGGTTTCGGTAATCGCCTCCCCAAATTAAACCGTATTTCTTAGCCAATGCACGGATCATTGGAACTTTCTCATTTGGGAATGTTCCGACCTTGCCCAATGGGTGGCGTGTGGCATTTAGATCGATGGCCGTTCCGCTTGAATGATTGCTCAATTTGTCGGTGGCACCTCGTACCATTCGGAAACAATAACCCCAATCATCCAGGCCGCCTTCATCAATGGGTTCGATTAGTTCATGAAATTCAGCTGCAAAACCTACCAATAACGGTGCAACGGATTTGGCACAATGCAATTTGATTTTTGTGCCTGGTACCAAAAACGTTTCAATGCCCAGTTCGGCCCGATCTTTCGATGCTGGCCATCCATTGTGTGAAATCATTTATCCGGTGATTGCTTTCGCTTCATCCTCAGTCAATCCCAAGGCTGCGAGTTTTGCAATCGCTGAGGCTTTGATTGCCTCATTTTCGGCAATGATTTCATCCATTGATTTGGTTGGTTCTACGTCTCCAACCATTTTTTCAAATTCAGCATCGGTGATTTCTGTTGATGTGTTTTCCCCGGTGATTGCATCATATTCATTGATTATTGGCATTTTTTCCCCTTATGAGTTCGCTATTCCATAAACACGAATTGTTCCTGTCATTGTGCCTGATGCTCTGTATAAAGTAAATCCATCAAATTGAGTGTTAGCCCTAAATGCAGCTGCAAAATTCCCTAGATATGTATCTGTTGCGCCATAAGTGAACGCCATATTTTCTGATCCAATAAATGTTGTGGTTGCAGTTTGTGGCCGATAAACTGTCATTGATAAATCAGTGCTTCCAGCATTGTTTAACGCCGCATTGTCAGCGGCTGCGCCTTGTCTAAATTGACCACTAGCCGTTCCATTCATTTGGTTAAATTCTGCAATTGAATTGTAATTTGACGTCGTGTTATCCGAACCGCTTGCCCGAAATCTAAAACGGGTGTAATCGAGAGTCGAAAATTCTAGATTAGTGACGATTACATAATTTTGATAAGTTGACGAAAACACGTTGTTCAGGCTTTGTGATGAAACTGCGCTAGGTGTTGCCTGCCCGATATAAACCAACGCACCACCACCGCCAGCAGCAGCCCATTTCATTCCGGTTGTTTCTGCACTATCTGCCGTTAAAACTGTTCCGTTTGCTCCAACTGCAAGGCGTGAAAATGTGTCTGCACCGGTACCACCGATCAAATCACCTTTTGCATCAATAGCCGTTGCCATTGAGTTTGTAATTGTTACGTCCCCCGATGTGCCACCGCCTGAAATTCCCGTTCCAGCCGTCACGCCTGTGATGTCTCCAGGATTGGCCGAAACCCATGTGAAATCCATGTCGGCATTTGTAGCCTTTGAAAGAATCTGGCCAGTTGTGCCGCCTAACAAATCGGCCATCGATGTTGCAACCGCTTGACCGAAAACTTCAAAATCGGCAGGCAGGTCCGTGACCAAATCTGTGTTCGTCGGCATTTGCCAGTTGAACGGGGTTGTTGGATTGCTCATGTTTTCTCCTTATGCTACGACTAGGGCATTTTCCCACGTGAGTGTGTTTGAAATGGTGTTCCATTGTTCCGACACGCTGACTTCTTCCCACTTCAATGCCTGGATGGAATAGGCCAACGGCGATAACAATGCCGTAACCGACAGGGTGTTGTACCCTGCCGAAAATTGCCAACCTTCAACAAAACCCAGATATTGCCCGGCGGTCATATTGTCCGGCAAATCTGCAATGCGCAGTGGCATTCCCATGAATATGTTGATCATCGAATCCCGGTCTACATCATCCAGTTCGGGGTTGGTCAATTCATAAGTGATCGATTGCATCATGGCCTGTGGAAATGCTCGTAATGTTAAATAAAATGCGGCCTGGGATTCCGCATCAACTTGATCGTGCAATGTGGTGGTAATGACCTGCGCCAGGCGTCCAAATACCGCCACCGACGTTAAATCCTCATCAGATACCTCACTGTTGGAATTTGCCCCGTATTTGATCGTTATATCATTTCGAACGTCAC